GTTGATCGGCTGTTTCCTTAGCAGCGCCTTTAACATCTTTAAAAGCCCAATTTGTCTTTCCTAAAGAACCAATAACCTTTAATGAATTATCTTCTCCAAGCGCTGACCACAAATTAGAAGCAATAGTTGCTTCCTTCTGTTTGTCGGTCATTTCACCCATTTCACTAGTGATTTGTTTAAACATATCACCTGCGGTTACTTTGCCGTCCTTATATCCCTTGAACATATCTTGAGACTTCTTTGAAAATGAGGTTATGGCTTCATCCATTCGACCATCATTTAAGCTAATTTGGAACTCCTTTGTGAAGTCCAATAACTTATCACCATTATAAGCACCTGATTTAACACCGTTATCAATTAGTGCCATTGAATCACTAATTGATATACCCATCTGACCCAATACTTGTGAGTATTCAGCCATATTGTCAGAAATGTCACCAGATTGGTCATCACCCATCTTTTGTAAAACTGTCATGTTATCAAAATATTCTTGATAAGAAATATTCCAATTACGTGTTGCTTTATCAGCACCATTTAATACTTCTTGGACATCAGCACCTGACATTTTTGCATAGGTTGATACTAATTTTGTATTTTCGGCAAGCTCTTTTGTGAAAAATTCAGGATGTGATTGTTCAATTTTCGTATAAACTTCTTGCAATTCATCAATACTTTCACCATATCCAGCAGTGTAAAGTTTATTAATTGCCAATATACTTTCTTTTGAGCGCTTGTATCCCAATGTGGTTGTAGCTTGCATCTCATTTACACGAGATTGTGCATCATAAATGGATTTAACACCCTTGGCAACGCCAGCTAATACTGCTCCAGCACTTGCACCCATTGCTATCAAACCAGCCTTAGACTTGCTGATTTTGCCTGTAAAGCGTTCCATTTTTGAGCCTGCTTCTTCAGCACCGTTGTTTTTACCCAACTTGCCTTGTTCGCCGTCCAGTTCACTCAACGAGTTTTTGTTTTTAGCAATTGAAGTCGCTGTTTTATCCAGCGCTATTTTTTGTTTGCTAATTGAATCAGCACTTGCTTCTCCTGAATTAGAAAGTTTTTCAAGCTCTTTTGATTGCGCTTCATACAACTTAGATTGCTTGTCTAACGTACGTGAAAGCCCCTCTTTTTGAGCTTTAAGCGCCTCTTCTTCTTTACCTTCTGCTTTTAAGCGGTCAACGTAAGCATCAGTCTCTTTAATAGAGTTCTGTATTTCTTTGTTAAGCCCAGCAATTCCTGATTCTTGCATTTCATAGGCACGCTTGGCTTGCTCTTGTTGCCTCGTCATTGATGCCAATTGACGTTCAGCAGTCGTTATTTGCGTAGCGTACTTCTGATAAGTTTGTTCACCAGCTTCCGTACTGCGATTTACTTCTGATTGCTCTTTTCGTAACTTCTGAAGCACGTTTTCTTGATTAGAAACTGATTGCGTAAGTCCTTTGTACTTAGCTTCAGAAGCGCCGACAGCGTCTCCAGACTGTTTCATCTGGGACTCCATAACTTTCCACTCGTTCGTACTATCTTTAACAGCTGACTTCAATTTGTTAATCGATTCAACCGCGTGCTGTGTCCCAACAGTTAGCTCTGTTGCTTGTAACTCGGAAACTTTTTCTTTTGCCATTTAATACCTCCTTCCTACATAAATTGTTTAGCAAATTCAGCTGGATCAACTGACTTTTCATTTTCATCAGCATTTAACACGCTCATTAATTCTTGATAATCTTGTTCGTCAACATCATCAAGCGTCCAATGCATTTGTTGCATCGCATCTTTTTCAAACAAGCGCATGTCAATCAACCGATTATCATATTCAATTATTCTGCTTCTGGGATTGCTAAACCCGCATCGTCAGCACTGTTAGTAATTGATTCTGTAATATCTTCATCTGACATGCCCATTAGTCGCATTGCCACATATTGAACAACTTCAACGACTTCGTTTTGTTCTAGTTCTTCGATTGAATTTTGTTGCTTCACTGATAGCTTCAAAATATCAGTCAAATATTCAGTTAATTTATTTTCAAACTTTAAGATAGCTTCCAGTCCCTCAACACCTGACTGTTGTTCTGAAGCCTCTTCAAGTTTTGCCATATCTAGCAACACAGTATAGGTCTTCTTCAAATTTTTTAATGAGCCTTTTACTGTAAAAGGCTTCGCTTGTAATTGTGCAATTTTAATATTCATAGTTTATCCCCTTGATTTATTGGGCTTTTCACCCCATTTGAGCTTTTATCCTTGCGCTGTCAAGTTATATTTTTTTATTAACCAGCTTCAGGAGCGGTAGTAGCTACATATCCACCCATAACTTCCTTCAACATGTCTTCCTTCTTAAAGGCATCATCACCTGAATAGAAAATCTTGATACCTTGTCCGTCCCAACGGTCATCACCAAATGATTGATAAGTCAAAGCATCAGTAACACGTTGTTCAGTGTTTTGGTCAGTTTGCAAGTTCAAAGCTGATTCAATCATTTGACCATTTGAGAACGCATAGAAGAATGAGTTTTGACGATCTAATGTCTCTGATTCAACAATCAAAGCAACACGTGGCAAATCCATTGATTGTACATAACCACCCTTGCCGTCTGATTCACGACCTAAAATCTTTGTCTTAATGTCCCAAGGTAAGTTGTTCCATACACCAGCAACTGATGGGAATGACTTTGACTTAGTCGTATCAACTTGTCCGTTGTCTCCGTAAACAGCTGTACCTGCTGTTGCGATGTTAGAAATGTTAGCTGATGCCGTACCCAAGTCCTTAGCATTTGATGTATAAAGTCCATCTGCTGATAGACCAGTTTCACCCTTTAAAATCTTGCCGTCCTTGTCCAATACTGCTAAATAAGTGTGCTTTAATCCTACGTTTGCCATAATTTATATTTTCCTTTCAAAATAAAAACGAGACTGGTTATCCAATCTCGTCAACTAATACTGTTTTATTTACTGTTATATTTTTGATTGTTTGCTGATTGTCGGTTTGTGACATGTCCAAATAATGTGCTTGACTATCAACGACACGCCAACGGTTATCTTCAAGTTGTTTCATCAAAATGACTTCTGACAATAGCATATTTTTGTCATAATCTAGGCTGTAAAATATTTGAATATCAACGCCCAAATTCATCATATTAAATGTGTTACCGCCATATCCTGATACGTCCGATTCTGCTTCTTTTAACAGTACCTGCGTAACGTGTCGGTCATCGATTACTTCTTCTGGTATCGCATCGCTGTACACTTGCCAATCAACAAACGTTTCAGTGATGATTTTAGCTACTTCATCTACTGGACGCATCACTTGTACCTCTTATCAATAATTTTCTTGTAAGCTGCTGCTTCTGCTTTCAACATTTTTTCTTGAATAGTTTGATCGCTGCGTAAATCACGCAAAAAGTGGTCAGCATGCACAGCTACTTGTCCACCATGCTTATATTTATGTCCGGCTTTGGTATACATCGGGAACTTCGTACCATTCTCAATTAAATGACCAACACGAGATTTTGAGTAATTCCAACCTACGACTGATGATCCGTTTTTAATGCCATCAATGTTTTTGTTTTGCACAATTATTGAATCAGCTAAATGTGGATCATCACCAGTTTTACGATGCCGATAATGCTTATCTTTCACGACTTGTTCAAGTTCCTTAGCAAATACATTTGCACCTGCTTTCGTGATTTTTGCTTTATCTTCAACGGACATCTTAGTTGTGATTGCTTCTGCGTCATCTACTATTTGATTCAATATTTGTTCCAATGTTTGCTCTGCCATATTACGTCCTCCGTTTCAAAGTCACGAAGTCATACGTAATATAGTTGTTGCTTTCATCAGGCGAAATTTGAACAATATCAAACATCGCTTCATTTATTTGAGCCACTTTAAAGCCCTCTAATGCTGCATGATGTCGAACGATGATGACATTTGTATTCTCTAATGAAGTGCCTTGCAACTGATACTGCTGGCTTAGTGTACGAGTTTTAGCTGCATACCAAAGATTTAATGTTGGCACAAATTTTTGTTGTGTCGACCCAGTGTTCGGGTTCTTAACACTTTTAACTTCGCCAAAAGTGACCTTTTTATTAAAATCAGAAGGTTTAAATGTTGTCATTACTTGCCTCCTAAATATCTTGCGCGCAATTGGTTCAGCATAATTTGAATACCTGCGCCATAACCGCTTGATAAATCACGTTCATAATACATTTTAGAAGCTAGTGACGAAACCAAACGATTAAATACATTTCCCGACACTGCCAACAACTCTTCTTCAGTTGCATCATCGGCGATTGAACCACGAATTAATGCACTAGCGTCACTTATTAGACTACCCATAGTTGCAATTTCTTCAGGCGATCCATCAATATGCAACTCGTCTAGTAATTCATTTGCTTTCACTAGTTCCATTTAAATCACCTTCTTATCCAGCTGACGTTGGTGTAACGGCTGGCTTTGACAAGTTCAAGTTAACAATTAAATCTTTACGAGCTTGCACCACATCTTCACGCAAGAAAATACCTAGTTGCTTGTACCAAATGTCGTAAGTATCTTGGAATTGACCAGTAATTTCAGCCAACTTGAAGTTAATGACTGCCTTATTCAATGGCGCAACAATAGCGTTTACGTTCTTAGGGAATAGGTTATCATCAACGATAACCACTGTCTTACCTAAGATTGAATATCCAGTAGCATTTGCAACAGCAGGTTGCAATAGTGGACGTCCTTCACCGTCAACAATTTGATCGATGATGTCGTAAGCTGATTGTGACAAAATAATTGAAGCAGATTGAGAATCTTGTGGCTTCAAAGTTACGTTCAAAGCAGTCTTTAATGCTGATACTGGATCCGATGAAGCAACTGCTGTAACACCATTTGTTAATGCTGACATAATTAGTGAGTCATCTGTGTTATCACGTAATTCAACCAAACGTGAACGCAATTCAGCTTCCCAGTTGTATGATGAGTCTGAAATCAACTCTTGTGAGAATGCGTATGCACCAGTATATGTGTTCAAGTCCCAAAGAATAGGCTTGATTTCAGGTGTAGCACCCTTGTCCGTTGGTGCGTATTCAGTATGTGCTTTCAACGTATCTGTTGAAGTCATAAATACTGGCAACTTACCAGTCGTTGTTGATACAGCAACCTTACGAACTAAGTTACCCAAGCGTGGGTATTGGTGTTGTTCATGTTCTGGTGCGAGAATCGTTTCAGGAATAATCACTGCTCCATCTTGTAATGCAAGTCCTGATACGTCACGAACTTCACCAGTCTTCAAAAACTCTTCAAATGCTGCTGTTTCGTTTTCTGCTCCAGTAGCTACTACTTGCTTCTTCATATCTTCAACTCCTCGTTTTTCTTCTTCATCTTCTTTTTCGATTTCTGGTTTTTTTGATTCAACTTCAACTGCATTTTCTTCAACCGGTTCATCACCAGAATCATCAACGACAATTTCATCTTCATCACGTTCTTCGGTTGGCAATGATTCTGCTCCTTGCAATACTGAAATATCTGCTTGCAACTTTTCAATATCTGCTTTGATTGCATCAATATGATCCATACCTGCCTTAACGTCATCAACCGACTTTGTTTCATCTTCAGCTGCTGAACGTGTTTCAGCGGTTAGGTTTTTTAATTCTGCTTGCTTTTCAGCAACTTCCTTAGTTAATTTTTCTAGTTTGCTCATCGCAAAAGCTCCTTTATTTTCGCTCTATAAATTTGTTCTTTTTCGCCTAATAAAAAAGCGTCTAGTGATCTAGTCACTAAAACGCTTGTATCATCATAGGCTGGTACGCTTACAACACTAATTTCTCTTAGAGAATCTATTTTGTTAATTACTCTGACTGGCTTACCATCTCTTTTCCAAACATCACCTCCCTTAGCGACTGTGAAACCAAAGCTCATACCCTTTAAATTACCCGCCTTAACGTTCGCATAGACATCTCTTCCTAGTGACGTGTCTGGTAAATCTAGCACGAAATGCAGTCCGATTTTATCAACATCTAATGCCAATGTACCCGCATCCACACGACCTAAAATATTGGCATAGTCATGGTCATATAGTGCTAATACTTTACTCATATCCACGCCATTCAGCGCTGTTTGAGCAACATATTCAGTAAACGGTGCTTCTGCAACACTTGGTTTATCAAACTTAATCGCATATCCTGCAATTTGCCCAATAAAATCAGAACTCTTAGCTTTACGTGTTTCTAAATCGTTGGTATCAACAAAATACCGCTCTAATGGTTTTTCACTCACTAAATCACCTCCTTTCTAATAAGTAATTGCTTTGCTTCATCTGGTGTTAATACGCCATTCTTGACCCAATCAGAAATATCTTTCTTAAATGTAGTTTTTGAATAGTCCATGATTTGTGACATATCCAAGCGAATACCATCACCTAATTTAAAATTAAGTTCAGATAGTAGTGGTTCAATATACCGATTTAACCCACCCACATACAACGAACTAATTTGGTCTAATGATGATTGCTGATCTCCTTGACCGTTCAAATAAGAATCAGGAACACCAAAAGTTTTAGTGATTTGGTTACGTCCCCAATCTAATTGTGTCAAATACTTAGCCACATCAGCATTGATAGAAATTGTTTTAAAATCTGCTGATTGATCTAATACCATAACTCGACCTGAATTTTTGCCGGTGTTTGCTTGTTCAAACTCTGTTCTAATCGTATTTTTAGCTTCTTTACTCAAAGTACCTTCAGGTATTTGAATGACACTAGTTGGATTAATCGCATTCTTAATTGTTGATAGCGTTAAACGTGTGGCTTCTTTTTGTTGTGCCACCTCATTACCTAATGCTTCTAGTGGTGAATGTCCCACCAAAGCGTCTAGTGGGCTTTCTCCGTACGCCATAATACGTGCGTGAATCATTTCATCAGCACTAGCTGTACCGCCTAAGAACGTGTCATACGCCATAATGTCATAACTTAATACATCATCAGTTAAATCAACGGTAACCATACTTGATGGAATTGGTCTCATATTCGTGATAATACCCTCTGGGTTCTTTTCCAAATAGATAAACGCATTACCGCTCAACAATAAATTCAACACGACTGTTTGCCAAAAATTTACCTTATTAGACAATGTGTTTGGTTTATTAAGCAATGTCACGTTTTCGTTTGTTCCAATGAAATCAGCACCTGCAATATCACTCGAAATCAAACTCGTAACTGAATACAAGTCGCTGTTTTTCAACGCTTCCATTGCTGAAATTAAGTTATTAGGTACTAAATGTTGCCCTTGCACGATGAAGGACGCTGTCGACCCCATAGATCTACTATCACGCCTTTCAAATGGATTTAATAAGCTCATAACTAAACACCCTTAGGAGCAATCATATAAGCCAATAGTGCAACCATAATGCCTGTTACGATAAAGCCAAGTGGCAACGACAAAAAGAAAACGCCTACCGAGATAAGCGTGATTGCGATCAATATAAAAATAATTGGTAGATATTTCATAGCTCTCCTTTCTTTAAAAACTAAAATCATTAACAAAGTAATTATTAATTTCATCATCTGACATATTGCCAAACGGTGACTTTGTTGCCTTTTCTTCAACATTAGTAAAATCAGTGAAGTAGAACTGACCTTCAAATAACGCATCAATAATTGCATCGACAATATCAATTTTTTGAGAGTTAACGTTCTTATCAATCTTGATGCCATTGTTATCTGAAACAATTACTGAATTAACTAACGCTTGTTGCATGGCTACATCATCTAACATTGTGATGTTGTGTTTAATAAATGAATTTTGCAAAAACTTAGTGGGCTCATTTAACGACTTAATACCTTGTCGTACAGGAATAATTAGATACTCTTCTTTAATTTCATCTAAGCGCCTAATCACTCGACCTGTTCCCCATTGGTCATACAAAATTGCTTTAACATTTAACTCATTTGTTTCAATAAAATTAAGCATCCAATTAAATACTTCGTCTTCATCAATCAACCCAAAACGGTCACGTGTAACTGTGGCGAAACCTTTTGCTTCAACATCACGATAGTTAATATTATCTCGTTGTTCCTTTGCCTCAATCGAGCCTGCTTTTGATAACGGGATCCATGAATGCTGGTACAAATGGAACTTCTGCTTACCATCACTCCCAATGTAAGGGAAGACAAAAGCCAATGCGGTGTCGTCATTTGTTTGCGAATAGTCAAACCCGATAAATACATCACGACCAAACATTTTGAAGTCATCAATCACGCTATTTTGAATCAAATCAATCGGCAAAAATGCGTTATCCTTAGCGTTTTGCCACAAGTTCATATTCTTAACAATGAAGTCTGCTAACTTGCCCTGTGACGCTTTAGAATCACGTTCAGTAATCATTCCTTCAACTAGATTGTCATGCATAGCTGGCAGTTCCATTAGCGGGTTAGACTTTTGCCACGTTTCAGGCAAGTAAGCTTCATCAGCATCATCTTGTTCCCAAATTAAAACCAAGTCTTTATCAATTTCATTCCAATTACCTTTTTCCAAATATTTACTGTATCTGCGATAATCTTCAAACATTGGTGCGTTTGGATCTAAACCAGCTGTTGAAATGTAAAACATCTGCGCCAGTGGGTTATTAACCATTCCTGATGTCATTGAATTGATGAAATCACGTTGCCCCTCACCAAATAAGTGGTACTCATCAACAATACCTGTGGTGTAGTGGTCTGAATCTGATGGACTACCCTGCGCTGATAAACGCTTCATAGAAGTTGACTGCGTATCAATACGCATTTCATTACGGTTAAATTCAACTCCCCATTCTCGGGCCAACTTTTTGAATACCTTTTGCTCTAATTGCGACCAATTAAACGTCATGTATTTATACAAATTCGAAGTGTGGGCAATATCGATTGATGTAACCGCCAAACGCCTGTTAATTTTAGGAAAGCCAAACAAAAAATTGTACAACGCATAAGCTGATAGCAATTGTGTCTTTCCGTTTGTACGGGCCATACTAATAAAAATATTCTTAAACCGCATACCGTTTGTTTTCGGATTACGCCAACCTTGTATCAAAGCAAAAATAAATTGCTGATATGGACTAGGCACAAATGGTTCACCTGATGAAACATCTTTAAGCAACATTGCGAATTTAATAATCTTTTCTGCTTCTTTTTCATCGTATATATACGGAAATTCTGGATCGTTGCCGATACGTCTTAAATCGCTTATATGACGCTCACACGCCTGTTTCATCTTGACCCCTGCAATTACCTTATCAGTCACAACATCGACCGCATACCGTAACGCAGGGTCATTAGGATAGCGTTGAAATAAATCTGTATATCTATCCATTGCTTACCCCTTGAAATAATCTGCTAAGTCATTTTCTGAATCATCTTCACTGCTTGCCATATCGATTAGAGTGGCACGTGATTGTGGACTCAAACCTAAATCGCTACCAATTGACTTAATAACCTTAGTTGCTGAATCGATAATGCTAACTGCTGGGTTCTTAAAAATCTTATCGCCAGCTTCATACGTAATACCAATCGACTTAACTGATTCATACGCTTGTCGCAACATTTGATAATTCATAGCCAATGTCTCAACTTCTGAACTATCCACATTGATGACATAACCTGTTTCATTTAATTCAGGAACGATGACTTCCCACAAGTCTTTGGCATATCCAGTCAAATGCTTAGGTGCTTCAACTGGTAATTTAGCCTTTCCTTGTAAGGTTTGCTTCAACTTGTCAGTTCGTTCACGTTGATCCTTGCGTTCGTCCTCATCATTAGTGATTTTTGCTTTTCGTGTCATGTAATCACCTCCTTTCGATATTTGAAAAATAATTATAACTGCAGCGTGTGTAAGAGGTGGGAACTCTTGATATTCGGTTATCTCTACTCACTCAGGGGCGGGGGTATTTTTAAAATTTTGTAAAATATTTTTTCACTTCGACAAAACTTTTATCCACCACTCACGCTTTGCATGCTTTAATACATTTTCATTCAATTTATTTTCAACTGATGTCTTGTGATTATGTTGTTCCCTTGTTAATAGCCACAAATTATCAGTATCTAACTGTTTTTCAGCTGGTAATAGCCGTCTAGGCACAATATGGTCAACAATTAAGTCCCCTTTACTCCATAGCATGCCGTTAATCGCATCAGAATAGCCGTCACGCTGTTTTACGTAGTCACTAACCTTATACCATTGCTTGCTATTATAAAATCCACTGTGAAGCTCCTGTCGCCTTGTGGCGTCATAGTCCTTAGCTCGTTCAGCTGTCTTAGCTTGACCTCTCAAAGTCTTAGCATACTGTTCACGATTAGCATTGCTTATCTTCACATAGTTGCCAACACGTTTCTTATAATGTGGTTCGCAATAGTCCCAGCCCAACTTGATTAGTTCCCTGCATCCTATCTCTGCACATCTATGTACTCTCATACTCTTATCTAATCTCCTTAGTATCTTCAGTTCTTCCCAACCAGATACCAGACCGTATTCTTTATCTTTAATCATCTACATCTTATAACCTCACATTACTTGTCACCATCGCATTAGATAAATGATCATCAATCTTTTTTAATACATCAGCATTAGTATTATGAAGAACTTCAGATGACAATACATAGTCGTCTATCTTTAACCCATCGGCTTTCAACACCTGTCGTGGTGTCATCAATCTAACTCCGTCTCTGTCATATTTATTTGGTTTCGATACTACAACAATAATTTTCATTGGTCGTACTCCTTATCCTTAAAATATTCATCAGTCATTTGAATGGCCATATATCCTATCGCTGCACTTACCACACCTTGCATATACTCATCTAAACCAAAATGTGCAAACAATGTGATAACACCTGCAGGAAAAACTGTAATAACAGTTAATACCAATGCATATTTAATTAGCTTATTCATATCAATACCCCTTTACCCTGCGTTGAAACTAGCAACAACCGTTGTTCGTCCGTCTAAACTATCTAAGAAATCATTATCGGCAACGCCAATTAATTCAACTTTCACATCTTCTGGTTTCGCCCACTTATCGGTGCTATTATGATCTCCACATATCAAATCCAAAAATGGGAGATTAGACAAAGTGTCAATGTTTTGATTTGTAAAATATGGAATAATCTTCTTAGCCTCTTCAGCGCTGTTAGCAACCACAACAGCGGAATCAAATGTATCCCAGTCATTATTCACGTCTTGGCTAATCTTGTATAAGTTCATATCTTTACTCCTTTTCAGTGCAAAATAAAAAGGCTACCCGATTGGATAACCTTGTGTCTTACGCAATAGCCAAGGATTCGAACCTTGCATAATTCCAATTAAGAAATAAGACCACCTGCTATTGCCAACGATAGTAACGTGCCCTGCACTGATAACTATGTTAGTTTCTATCGTTTATCCACAACTAATAATTAAAGTGATAACTAGTATTCTGTCCTGCCATAATGTTGTGCAAGACAGTCACCTTCATACTTTCGTTTGTGGTATGCCACGAGTTACCGTGGACTTTCGTAAGTATGTAATGCCTAGCTAGTTAAGGCGTCCTCATGACGGACATACTCGGTGTTGCCTATTACGTACATTTACATTAACTTACTATACAAGCGGTTAGGATTCGCACCTAACATTACTTACGTATCGTCACGTACACGCCTCAGCTAATGTACTGCTTTTACTTGTGACTAGCGTTTACCTATTCCGCCACGCTTGCTATGAATCATTGGTTAGTTGTTGTTGTTTTAGCATATTAAGCAAAGCGTCAATTTACGACTGTGTGACTAACTAACCAACTTTCCACAATACCTATTATAGGCTGATATATCAGTCGTTACGGGTGGTTAATGGAATTAAAACGGTGCACCCTCTCAGGTGTATCACTTAACCAAACTCCTACTCCCTGCTTGAATCTATCTCGCCATTCCCTACATGTACGCTCATCAGCATGTACAATCAATGAAATTGCTAACCAGCTTTTCTTACGACCATAACGTTCAGACAATATTGTTCGTTGCGGTTCAACTGTTAATTCATACCACATATCAATGATTTCCTTTTGCCAAATCCAAGCGCTCAACTCGTCATCATCTTCTTCACGGATCATAGACAACTCAATTGGATTACTATAATCATTCTGTTTACGTCCGCCACCGATATTTTCATCTGGTACATGCTTACTAAAATATTTCAATTCTGCTCTACGTAATTTAATGTTGGCATCTAAAACACCTGTGAAGTAATCACTCAATAGCTTATCCAATTTATCTGCCATGCCTACTCCTCAATCAGTTCATACTTACGATTGCGCCTTTCAACTTGATACTCATAACCAGATAGTTCATCTGATACCATGTGCTTAATCAACCACGCACTAGATACTCGATAGGCTTTTTTAATATCAGTTACTTGCACCCAAACCAAATCTCCTGCTTGCGTATAACTATCTCGAAACCAACCGTCTTTTCCTTTAAAAAAATAGTAAGTTCTCATACCAACCAATACCCCATTAAAGCAATCGCTATAAGCATCAGAAAGAACACTAATACGATTAACTTATCCATTTACTTATTACCTCGCCAAATGCTCCAGAAACGACCATATAAGGCTGTTGCAAGGTAGAAGCTCATAGTTAGTAGCATTGGCAGTGAACTTGCTGAATATCCTGCAAATAGCGCTGATACCCATAGCAGAATATTAACGGCATCAGATGCCAACCAAAGTGTGTAGCTATCGCCGTAACCTTTGAATACATACAAACTAGCCATTGCTCCAATAATCAACACGATGCTGTCCCAAAGTGGATTAGTATCGCCTAATGTTTGATAAGCCAACATCATCGGGTACCAAGCGATTAAGATGAAAGCAATTGTTAATAGCCAACCTGTTTTAGTTAAGAACTTCACACCATTTTCAACTTTGTGTCCCCACGTTTTCCACGTGAAGATTAACGGCAGGTCAATCAATGCAATAAATACTAATTGATCTAACACACTCGCATAGTGTCCTGCGGTCCAATTAATGTAGATGAACCCAATCGCACTGATTAGTCCTAGCAGTCCATTAATTGGCTTTCCAAGTGACATATAAACAGTACATGCTGAACCAACCAAAGTTGCCACCAGTGTAATCGTTGATAGCCCTGTAATCGGTGCTGACAAGTAGAATGCTAATTGTACGCCGACAATAAATGCCAACATCACACCACCAGCTGTATTAATACTCTTTAATTCTGTTCCTAACCACTTTAAATAACTCATTAATCTAATCTCCCTTTTAGTCAACTACTTTAATCGTTTCTGGATGCAACCACGCTTGCATTAAATCTTTTTCTGATAAATCTAAGAATAATCCTCTATCTTCATATCCACCTAATTCACCTAGATGGTGTAGGAAACCAGAAAAAGGTGTATCAAAATCATCTTCCTTTAACCAGCTGTCAAATACTTGCTTTTCGTAATGCGTCATCTCAATAGTTGGTGCATAAGTGTCTTTTAATTCCATAATTAAAAAAGTCAAACCTTCACGACCAGTAGCAACCATATCGTCTTTAATAATAAAATCTTTCTTACCTGGTTCATCAGATGCATCTATGCCCAATATGTTGCCCCAAATAATTTCAACCACTTCATCAAACGTCATTACCATTCCTCCCGATCACTCAATGATTTAACTTTCATAATCTGATACGCCTTGCCGTGATAAGCACTCAATAATTCTTCTAAATCGTTTCCGCTTGCCGTAACTAGTGCTTTACCGTCAATATCTCTCGCAAGCGTGTTAGAAACGACATATTTTGGTGTTTCATAATTTTTGTGCATTTTTCTTTATCCTCAATTAACATGTCAATATATTCACGTGCCTTTTTTAAATCTTCTAAGCCATTCTTTTTATCAGCTCGTGCCACGTACTTAATCACATTAGCAGCTTTCCATGCTGAACGTCCTAGCATGTCCCCTACGATACTATTGATATGGTCTTTCACTTCTGTACCATCACTCAATAAATAGTGCTTAGGGTGCTTTACAGCGTCATATATCATCACTAATCAACCTCCAACAACTCTTGGTTCTCGTGGATATTACCAATCACAACATCACTATTATCAAGAATGAAAATTTCACCAGACAATGATTTTGTTGCTTGTACTAATGTATAGATATTTTCGTTAATGTAAATTGGTGTAATCCCTACAACGGTCTGTACTAAACTTTCATTAGTCTGAATAATATCGCCTTCATAAATTTCAACACCGTTTTTGTCTTTGAGTCCCGTGTACTGTTCAATATAAAGTTGGTTCTCAATTTCGTCAGACGTGACATAGTGCTCCACCTGACCAAAGTCACGTAAATTTTGAACACGGGCAACAGCTGGTTTAAAAACCTTGCCGTTGTCAGCAAACGATAACTCAACTACCCGACCCATAATTTTTAATGCTTTGTCCCATGCTCTAAATTTAATCTCTCTCATTATTCTTCCACCTCAACAACTTCCTGATGCGAATTAGCCCAACTCTCGGCTTCTTCACGGGTGTTGAAACGGTCGACATAAGGTGGCATAGTTGCTTCTAGTTCTACTGTATACTCATCAACAAACCATCCATAAAGTGGCTTACCATCTACACTGCCTTGTGGTTCTTTACTTCTCACAACCCACTTCTTAGGTTTATCAACTTCAAATACATCTTCACCGTTCACCCAACGAATGATTGCGATTAGGCGGTTGTTAGTTTCGAAATTGTTTATTTCTGGGTAGGTCCACCAACGTTTAACGTCATCTGGTAACACTGATATGTCATACCAGCCAACCAAATATTCCTCAGTATTTCCTTGTTGTTTCCACTCTTCCAACTCATCCATAAACTCCTGCGACACCACATATTTATCACTCATAAACTTCACCTCCGTCATTATCATCTGCACGAAATACCTGCACGACAGCACTGCCTATGCTGCCAAATTCCATATATCCGTGACCACCATTTTCATCTTCGTTATCCATTAATAGCCCCTCTCAATCATCTTGCGTGCTTCTTGCACCGTTTCAGGTTCTTCATACGCCTTAAATTCGATCCAGTCACGATAGCCACGGCTTTCAGCGAATTCATTCAGCTGTGTAAGCTTTGTCATTAGCCTCTACTCCTAAAAAATCCCAAATTTCATTAAACAGCGTTTGCCGCTGCAATTTAAAATCATCTTTTTGATGCGTCATAGTTTCCATGAGCTCAAAATCGCTTTGGATGAGTTGTAAATTTCTAGTGACAGCAATGATGTCATCAATTTCATGTTTCACTTGCCATTACCTGCTTTCTTAACAGACACTAAATTTTCATACTGACTAAATAGGTTGTTTCTAAAGCCAGCTGTTTTTATGTTCACCTTGTCGCCTACAGATAATTTGGCTTGAATATCAGCACTGTTGAACTTACCAAATAGAAAGCTATCATCATTTTTGATGACCTCATCATCGTTTAGCACGATAAAAAAATCACTATCATCACGCTTGTTTTTTACATATAAATTAGTTATCTCACCAGATCTAACGTGTGGTTGCTTATAAGCATCTACCGCTGATTTAATTAAGAATATTCCGCCTAATACAAAGGCAATTACTACTGAAATCTTAAAAATATTTCTCATTTTTAGACGGGCTTTCAGTCTTTTCACCCTCGGCTGTTTGTTCTAGTGATTAGCGTGAACCACTTTTTGTAATCTGATAAAATCAGGATCATCATTTGGTATCGTTCTGTCATCGAATCGAATGATGTAACTTCTAACACCGTCAATATCAACATGTTTTCCAACGTGATAACGCTTTTCTAATAAGTGAATCAACTCATACATTAATTTGCGGTCAATCTTATGGCCCCGCTGTTCACTTGCCATTTCACGGTTTAATCTTCCTAAATAACCATTGCCAGCTAATTCAGTTTCATCTATGCCCAAAGCGTTGGCTATCTTATCCAGTCCCCAACCTTGTTCATACCTAACGACAAATTTATCGTATAGTCGTTTTTGTTTTTTCCTATCAATCATAAAATTCAATCTCCATGCCACTCGGGACTTCATATAGTTCCAACTTCAATACATAGGTATCGCCTAGCCAATATCGTTTATGTAACTCCTCACTCACAATTTGACTATCATCAAACCCAAGCACTTCTTGCAAAACATCATTTGTACCCTTGGCTGAATTATCCAAATCAATTGTTCCCCTAGTGATAGGTAATATGCGACTTGAATTAAACTCAATCATCTTCTTTTTGCTTGCTACTAACGACTTAGGAATTGGATAAATGAACATCGTTCTCAACCAGTAAGCGACGCCACCTGTTATTGTTGGTTCTACTTCATCCAATACATCTTCTAAACTAGCTTTTAAATAATCATGGTAAGTGTGGTACTTTTTAGAACGATATATCCTACCTTTGCCCTGTTCAATTTGATTACCTGACGAAAACTTAACAGGCAGTTCTATTTTTGCTTCAAATATTTTGTTCATTTTTATGACCTTATGACCGTTTATGACCGTTCTATTACTGATTGTAAACTGCACCCACACTTACTCTCCCAAGGGATTTAGGTCGAATTACCGTTTATGCGATTTCCTCTTTATATATACTATTTTTTTACTTTTTTAGTATTAATATAATAAAGAAAAATAATTAGTAATATCTGTAATAACGCCTATATGTTTGGGTGTAATCGGTCATTCAATCTGTAATAATTGGTAATAAATCAGTCATTATTTAATTTGGTAGTATTTTCCGTCCATTTTATTGACTTTGGTAGCGTAATTCGTCATCTTGCGACCAAATGCATTTTTACTCATTGGTGCGCTTTCTTCCCCTAAACTCAAATCTTCAAAGTAAGCGTTGAAATCTTTGTAAAGTTCATTAAATTTAAACGTTCCTTTTTCGTGTTCGCTAAACCAAAGAACAAATGGATCAGTAGCGACAATGTCATCAACAATGTCATTTTTAATATGCCAGTCTTCACGGACTGCCTTTTGAAACATTTCAATAGCGTAAGTTGCTAACATTGATTTTTCTTCGTTTAACTTATCTTCTGGGAACAACTTGTTGCGCTTTTTAATCTCTTCAAAGCTCGCAAAAGGAGCTTGCGTTTTGATTATGTGCAAACGCCTCTTAATTGCTCCTGCATTATTGAAGATAGGCATTTCATTTACATTGATGATCATCTTTGCCGTAATTAAATACTCACTACCATCAATACCTTTATGCTCGATAGGTGTTAGTCCTCCACCTGTAACAGCTTTGAATACGTCATCTCGATTAAATCTAACTTTGGTTGCATCGTCATCAATCATCAATGATTTGTCGACAAAACGAGCAGTTTGGAACTTAGCTTCATTTCCTTGTAAACTTTCTAGTTTGAATGCACCAACACGTTTCTCACCAAACATGGCTTGTGTTATTTTCGTAATGAAATGAGTTTTACCCGTACCACCAATTGGATCTAGTAGGAACAATGCACCTTGACGCCAACTCATATCGTTTTGAAAGGCATAACCTAACCATGCCCAAAAGAAGTCGCTATTTTCTCCAAACATGTATTTTGAATAAGCTACCCAAGTTTCAGGTGTTTCGTTTGGAACTGGCAGGAAGTTGAAACCACCAATGATATTTTTATCTTTATCAGGCTTGCTGAAAATGTTAGTCGTGACGTCAAGTGTCCATTCTTTGAAAGCAATATAATCAGGTTTCACGCTATCATCAAACGTTTGAGACACTTCTAACAAGTAAGTCTTAACATCTTTTTGCAACTCTCTCTTCTTGTTGGTTGCTAGTTTCAGTTCATCTGCAATTGCTACAATTGAAACGTCTATCATGTTTTGCACATCTTTAACCTTGATGCGATCCCAATAATTGCCATTCCACTTATAGCCCCAATCATTTTTAACAACGTAGTCGTCAAACTTAATCAACCACCTTGCGAACTTTGAAACGGATGATATTTTGTACTTAATATCCCCTTTCATTCCGTCTTTTGAGCGGTTCACAACTCTTGTTTCCAACCAGTCAAAATTATCTTTCAAACTTGTGTCCATACCTTTTTCATAAACGTCATCCAATGTGTGCGGTATTTCAACCCGATTAAACGCATCAACTGAACGTAAACGTGGTTTATCATCAATCACTTTTTCATTAACCTCCTTGTTTTTCTCAAAATATCTTTTTCAGGATTGTCCAATAACGACGAAATGCCAGTGGCTTCCATAGCACTCAATAATTCGCTATCATCTACGTCACTAAATGCTTTACTTATTGCTCCAATTAGTTTGGTTAGATTATTATCACGTTCACCAACATTGAATGTTATTTGGTGCTTTTCACAATATCTAGCAATAAACGTTTCTAAGTTTTGCTGGTCATTTCCGTTATCAAATCCGAATGTGTTTGTTTCTAAAAGTGGCACGAAACCACTATCTATTATTTTTGCTTTTACGGTATATCTATGGGTCGATTCAATGTCCCATGGCACGATTGTGTTTTCCTTTTGAAGTGGAAGCCCCATCAATCTACCAATAGTCTTGGAAGCGGTAATGTCTACGCCATAACTTAATAAGTTGAAACCTTGGGTTGCTAATTCTACAATCAACTCATCAACTGCTTTTGCTAATAATCGTGGATTGATTGCCGTTTCAAGCGGTATGAACAACCGACTGCCGTTTGTGTGCTTTCCATTGCTTGCAATAGCAGAAGGTGTCAACCATGTGTAGATTTCGAGTTGTGAGTTGATAGCAAACTGATAAAAGTCATTTTGAAATTCTGACAAATCAATCACGTAGTCTAGGTCGAACACGATTCCTTGAATGTCGGCAACGTTACTGTTAGCACGTCTCAAACCATCTTTTAAATTTGATGGTGTGAAATATTGCGCTGATATTTTTTTAAATTCATCAACATCTTCAATCGGCTCGTGCTTTTGAGGCAAACTCTCAACATAAGCAATCACATCTAGTTCATCAACCACATCGTAATCGTCATAGATACCCGATTTTTTGAATGCATACATAGCTTAGTTAAATGGGTTCGTTAGATCATTGAAATCAGGAGTGTCATCTAACGTAATTTCTTTATCTTCTTTCTTTTCCATCTTTGGACGTGGGTTATTTTCGTTTGGCACTGACTTTTGAATTGGCTCACCGAAGTTTGAAACAACTGGGTTGTATACGGTATTTCCATTGTCTAATACACGCTTTTTAAACTCTTCAACTCGAACTGCTAAAATTTTTTCAGGTAAGAATTGTCCGACATTAGCAAGCTCAAATGACACACCATCTTGAATACCACCGATACCTGCCAACATTGCGTTGATTTCACGGTAACGGAACGGTGTATATTCTTTTACGCCTGAATCATCTAGGAAGAAGTGTGAGAACGTTGCGCCTTGCTGCGTGCCGTCTAGTACCTCGAAAACCACTCGGAATTTTTCTGATCCGTATGTCTTGAGAGACTTAACAGTTTCTTTTCCGTAATAATCTGCTTGCTTAATCTTTACTAAGTAATCACCACCAAATGCTAGTGACTTTGAAGTTGCGCTGCGTTGGATGTCGTTTGAGTTAAAAATAAAAGCCATGATATATAATCTCCGTTTTTTCTTTTTTATTTGATTAGTTCTGAAGTTGTTGTTGTTTTTCGTTCATCTAGTCGATTAGCCCCTTGATTACCTGCTTCTGGGTCTAAGTCGATAATGCGTTCACCATTCTTAATGGAGATATAACCCACTACATCAAATGGTGCTGCGAAAGCATTGAACGTTTTATCGTTCATATCAGGTTTATACAACGGTTGCCCAAGTTGATTAGTTAGATCAGTTTTCAGTTCGTGAGCAGTTGCCAACACTGGCAAATCTGTTTCACGTAACCACATGCCTAAATCTCTAAACCATTGTTGAACCAAGTTCCAGTTTTGCCTACCATCCTTACTAGCATTCTCAATGTTTGAGATAACCCAGTTTTGCAAGGCAGTCACATTGTCGATAATTAGTGCGTCAAATTCTTTTGATAATACTCGCTTGCCTTTATCGTCAGTTGTATATAAAAGTTTTTCTAACCAATATTCAACTGATTTTTGAATTATTGGTGCATCTGATTTTTGAAAGGCCACTACTCTAATATCATTTGTATCGGCAATTGCATTAGTTGAACCATCAAAACTTAATAACAATTTACGACCTTTCAATTGCTTAGAAAGTCTTGTTTTACCAGTGCCTTTTCCGCCATAAACGAAATACATATTTCCTACACTAGGTATTTCGCCTGCTTGATAGAATTTCAAATTATTCCCCTTTCTTAATCATCGAATACGAAGCGATTGTGCTTGTTTTAACTCAACCCCTGCAATTACTTGACCCGCTTTCAAATCGTCCAGCATAGCTCGCTTATCGTACTTTTTGACCGTTTCAGTCTCGTAATACTTGCTAGGGATTAACTGTTCATCCGTGATATTCGTTCCTGCTGGATTATTTTGAATATTGAAGTTGAATAGGTCAGTTTTAAGTTGTTTGCGATCTAATCGCTCCATGTTGTCTTGTAAGTAAGCTTTCAAGCCCTTAACCTTGTTTTCAGCGGAACGCCGTTTGCTTGCTAAACGCTTTTCTTCACGTTTATAGTTCTCAATATCAGCATTCAGATTTTGGATAATGAACCCGATACTGTTAGCCTTATCAGTGATGCTTTCGTCAATTGCGTCAAGCGTATCTCGCCACGTTTCTTCATCTATGTCCATGTCATAGACTTGTTGCCAATTGCTCGTTAAATCATATAAATTCATTTCTGTGCGCCTCCGTATCGACTGGTGTGCTGGTGTCATAAGCGTATCGTTCAAACTCATCAGGCTTCATATATTCGCCGTCAATCGTCTCTCGAATGTCTGTCTCACCAACTAAAATTTCTTCGCCGTATAGTGTGTGACCCCAGATTTCATCTTCTGGTGGGTCAATTTGTTGTTCAATTTTCATTGGTTCTTTTCCTATTAGATAGTCAACTGATACATCAAAGTAATTAGCCAATTCAATTAGCGTTGCTATATTTGGCTCACGCTTTTCATTTTCATAGTTTGCAACTGCACCATTTGACACACCAATAGCATCCGCAATGTTTTGTAGAGTGTAGTGATTTTGTTTTCGCAATTTTTTCAGTCTATTCATATTTCAACCTTTCGCATTTAGTGTTAAAATAAAATTATTACTCCTTTATATAAGTACCTTTCGCCTAGCCACTGCTCATAGCTAGGCGTTTTTTTGTTTGGTCTACTAATACTGCGTAATAGCATTGCGCCAGTTGGAAGTCCGACACGATCGTGTTGAACCTATCAACAACGATTTCAAAGCCATTATCGTGTTTATCATCTTCTTTGAAATAAGGGTTAATCATATACACCAGTTCACTTTCTGGCAGATAATCATTAACTAGTGTGACTATTTGTTCAGCTTCACTTAGTTTCATGTTCTTTTCGCCATGTCCCCTCGTAATTATATGAATACAACCTGCTAACTGTAATGCCGATTTCACTAGAAATTTGTTCTAACAACCTAGCTCTATCGCTACCAAATACATCGGGGTATTCGTCTCTGATTGATTTATAAGCTGAATATTTAGCTTCATACTCTTCGGTTTTTTTGTTTGTATCGTCAACAATCAAACCAGTTCGTTGCTTGTACTTTCCCAAATATCTTTTAGCACGTAACGTCTTCACGTTGTAATACATTCGCTTAGAAGTATTGCTTAACATCTTTCGTAACTCGTCTCTGCTGACGTTTTTACGGCCATTCCTATACTCATTCATCAAACGTTCAAACCGTTCGTATGGATAATCAGGGACAGTTCTTTGCCTATTGATCGGCATGCCTACACCACTTTGAGTTGGTTGTTTATAAGTTGGTTGTTCAGGTAAACTATGCAATCTGTCTTCATTTGAAAAGTTATAATGAAGTTTTGCGATTCCTGTTGAACCAGCGCTATGTTCGTTCATTTTTAAATCCTCTTATCGGCTGCTTCTTTGCCGTCAATCAATCGGATGATTAACCATGCTAGTTTTAAAAACACCCAACTAACGGTACGTGATGCGACTTGCAACCAATACTTAATTGCTTCCATATATTCAACTGCTAACCAAATCAGACCACTGACAAACACAGCTGGCAGTACCAAGTCCTTGGTGATTAACCACATAACTTGAAATCCTAAACTTACATCGCTCCAATTCATTTCCTATACCTCCAATTCACTTTGTGTCATGTCGTTTCTCCTTTATCTGTGAATGACCCAGTTACTACCCTTGTAACCAACGATCAAAAATATTTGGTTTAAAGTGTTGTAGGCTGCCGTACCATGTTCCCGACCACCTAACACATGTGAAATGTACTGTTCAGATTTACCGGTTCTTTCAGAAAACATTTGACGTGCGCCACTTCCACGTCCATAGCCGTTGTTTTTCAGCCACAGTTCAAACGTGTCGACTGCATCTAAAATGGTTGATGATGCTTCTGTTGTAGACATATATATTTCGCCTCCTTTCAAGCTTAAAAAGATTTATAATTAATTTGTGAGTGTCACAACGCTCCCCTACACTGATGAAAGGAACTCTCATCTATGGAAAAAGAAAGAATTCACGAAGCGTTTCTGGCAGCTCAAGATGTTTCTCGTCATGAAGCGTCAAAAAATTTTAAAGATGCAATACCATCTGACAATTTAACTATCGAAGATATTCACAGTGCTGAAGTTGTTACGATTATGAATTATGTCGACTCACTTGTTTTGAATACTCTTGATAATTTGTTGACGGATTAGTTCTGTTTTTTGATGACCTGTTGTTTTCAAAGAAGTTACTTCACTTTTAAGCGAAGCGACTTCTTTTTTTAATTCACTAATTTCTGCTTTGAATTGTTTTTCACTCATCTTCAAAACCTCCTTTTTATAATTTATCAAGTAAAAGTTGCTTTATTTGACCACTAAGTGTACAATAAAGGCATAGTTAAAACAGCTAATAAAATACTGTTACGTTAACGTTTCTCGCCAAAGATTGTTAATAATGTAACTCGTTTTTTATTGCTTAAATTACTTGATGAACCAAGTATACAACACTCAGTGTTTGATTGCAACTAAAAATATACACTTAGTGTTCACTTTGTTTGTCAATCAGGAGATAATACCTATTATGACAACGAATCTAATATACGAACGAATCAAAGAACAAGCAGACAATCAACATCTTAGCTTACGTCAATTGTCGATAAAATCAGGCTTTAAAAGCCCAAGTGCTATATCAAGATATAAGCAAGGTGTTACACCTACTGATACTGCAGTTAATGCAATAGCAGGTGCACTAGGCGTATCGGTCGACTACTTATTGGGCAAGACTGATGATATGCACGCTAATAAAAAAGCAACTAGCAATAATCCAGTAGATTTGAAAGAAGTTGCCGAAAATGATAATTGGGACGATTATCTATCTGCTGACGGTCGCCCACTGTCTGATCACGATAAGAACTTATTACGTGTGATTTTTGGTGATTAAATGGATAAGCACGATATTATTGATATTATAATTAGAGATATTAGGAAGTTGGGTGTCGATTTTCGGGCTGTCGACCATTTAGACGCAGTCGCTGTGATAAATCCTAAGGAAAACAGAGGCTTATATGATAGAAATCAAGCATCACCTTTTATATTAGCTCATGAAATGTTTCATAAAATAAATAATCATAGTAAAAGAAAATTTGATAACGACATTCGAAACCAGCAAGAACACGATGCAAATGTTGCCGCTACCGCCTATTTGTGGGCAATATATGTGCAATTAGGTGGTACTGTTGAATACGTACAACACTTCATTGAGGTTAGTGGAACACCTGAATATTTAATTGAACGGCTATTGGTAGTAGCAAATTAAATTACGTGCAAAAAAGAATCACGTTAAAAGCTTAAGGAGTAGTGTTATGGCGCAAAAAATAAAGGGACTGGCTGTATTTTTATTAGTTTTGGGTGCAACGATACTTTTAATAAGTGGTACAAATAATGCCTATGCTGATTCAAAAAGAACAGACATAACTAAAATTAGTGCTAATAAATTGATTAACAAAGCTGATAAAAACAAATTAAAAAATGGATTGTACAAAACCAACGTTGCAATTTATAAACCAAACAATAAAAATAAAAATTCTTATATTTTTATTGCTGGTTCTAATCATGAACGTTTTAAATTACATGTTACAAAAAAACAATTTAAAAAAATTCTTGATGTAACACACGCTAAAATAAATATTAAATCAACAAAAACAAATAACGGTACTAAGCTAACTGCTGAAAAAATAAATATTAGTAACACTGCTCCAGATTCAAAGAAAAATCAAACGTATTCTGATGTTGTTATTGATCAAAATAAACTTAATTCACTTTCTAACGAATTACAAAACGGCAATACAGGTGATTTCATTGATGAATATACTGCTATGACGATTCCCGAACAGAGCAAATATTATCGTGCGCTAGTAGACGAAGACCTAACTGTAACCATTAAAGGTTCTGCTTTTAACATACAAAATCAAGGAAATAAAATGATGGTCTATGCTGGTAAAGATATTCCCGGTACGAACATAACACAACCTGTTCAGGCAGAAGATTATTTTCAATTTAACCAGAAGGAACATAAAATTTTCAGAGTTGAAACCAACGGAAATCAATTCTTTACACTAAATCCAATGGATGACGTTACTATTTCAGGTAAATTAGATAGAATAGCCACTTTATATCAAAAAGATAAAATGGACGATTATTTCAAATTAACAGACGCTACTTTGATTCAAAACTAAATAAATAAAAAAGCCCCGATAATTAAATCAGGGCTTTTCTTGTGCAGTTATTTAAATAAATCTTTTAGTGGCTTCAATGCATCTACTGTTGTCTTGCTGTACACCTTATTGTAAATTTTACGCTTAGGGTGTAGCCAACCTGCCCCTTTCTTACCGTACCAAGGGATAAATGCTGACTTTAACTCACGCTTCCATTTCGCCGTTGTACGTGCCTTAAATGACTTCTTAATACTTGGCTTTCTTACACCAATTTTCATATCTACTCTCCCATTCCTACTGTATTACTACCTTTACCAATAACATTACCATCATCGTCATAAGTGTGTCCTTGATCATCGTTGTGGTAATGTGTCCCATCAGTACCGTAAAAATCAGCATTGTCTTCCCATATTACATCGGTTGAGTCTTCTGATTGATAATTATCACTATCATCAACCATTTGATCGTGAGTGCCTTGCTTATATGCCCACTCACTCTGTAATTCACCAGACATTTCCTGTTCATCAGGTGTTGCATATAGTGCATCTTCAAATGACATACCTTTATTTTGCACCAACCACTGTGCAGGTGTTACACCATATTTGTTCAAAAACGCTGTTAATGTAGGATTTGACGTTGGTTGACCTTCAGCAAAACCAGAATCAGTTGTGTCATCGGTTACCACAGAAGAACTTACTTGTGGTTGAGATGACAATGTTTCACTAGAACTGATTGTTGATGAACTTACCTCATCAGAAGATTTTGCTTTTTCTTTTTTGCTACTACTCTTTGCTTTCACTTTTTTAGGTTTGCTATCGTGTTTTTTAACCACCACATGCGATTCAGCTGACTTACTTTGTTTATTGTGGTGATTTACCGTCATAACACCACCCACAACTAACAACAAAACCACAATTGTGCCCACATAATATTTCCAATACTTCATATCGAACTACTCCTATAAATTTTAACGTGATCTACGTATACCAATCAAAGGTTACATAACACATATTACTGAAAGTACCTATCATACCAACGTTTTCAACCATTAGTGAAATCAGGTCACTTCACAAACTCATCATAAGCCCATTTTCACTCTTCACAAGCGCATATTTTGGTAAATTTCACAATGTAGACCAATTGTATCAGTTACCAAATAAACGTGACCAGAAGCCTTTTTTAGGTTCTAATTCGGGTGTCTGTTCAGTTTTGTCCTTATCAATTAAAGTAACATCTTCATCCTTACTTGTTTTACCGTTCAATTGTAAAATCTGAGACTGATCGAACAGACGATAGTATTTTTCATTAGCTTCCTTTAATGAGGAAATAAAATCTTTGTTTAACGCTTCAAACTTTTCCTTGTATTCTGTCGCTTCTGTTTGTGCATTCGTACGTTCGTTTGAAAGCTCCTCGTTCAACTTGTTCAAACGTTCAATCTCCGCCGACAAACGTGCAAATTCTTTGTTTGATTTATTGTTTAACTCTACATTCCCATCTGACGAAAGTTGAGCTAACTCTTCATCAGTTAAACCAACACTGTTCAACTGATTAATGTTAATATCATATTTTTCAGCCCTTGCGTATAAAGTTC